GAACCCCATGCAGCATCATATTTGATCTCTCGACACTTACTCCCTTGACCAACATCGGATAGTTTCATTCCACGAGTATAATTATACTCAACGTTGTTCAGAGAGAAGGTGAAAAGCTCATGTGAACGATTAGTTTGAGGCGGAGTCACAGGTACGAACAGACTGGGAACCTCGGTTCCTCGATCGTCTATTGATAAATCCTCGGTAATTGAATCATCTTGTAGGTTTTCTTCAACAGCTTCAACAGTACTAACAGACGGAGCCAAAACATTCTCAAGCGCAAGAAAAGTAGAAGTAAAATCAGTCAGACCACCAGAAGGGTGCGCAGGCGCAACAACTCTGTCCAATGATCTCAAGTCGAGTTTAAAGAATCAGTGAATTGAATAAAACCAGTGAAATGGGCGAAAATTGACACAGAGACAAAAGAACCGGCACTTGCTTTTATTTTGAGCTTGGGCATAGGTAAATTCGAACTCAATGGCACAATTTGCTTTGAAAGATTGACAGGTATCTCGAAATCCATTACATGTTCTAAACCTTGATTGAAAGAGGTACATTTGTGATAGCGGCATCCCATTAATGCTCGCAGAGTATCAATAGATTGGGCGTTGGAAGTGTTGACGATGACAGCAGTAACATTGTCACCAACATTCTCACCAACGAATTTGACAGACAATCTAACGCACTCCACATGACCCATCCCTTCCAGCTTGTCACCGCACAAGTCTGCTAAAGAGCCAGAAAAGGCTAAGTTCCCACCGCCCGCCGGCGGCATAAGCTTGCGGTTGTATATAAAATTGTAAGGAGTAGAAACAGGTAAACCAGACTCGCTAGGAGCAGTCCCGAGGTCTCGAGACACAGTTTCATCGCGTATTTGTGCCATAAAGGTATTCAAGCCAAGCATGCTTAATGCTCATACAGTGGTTCTATATATTCTCTACGTAAATCTCCAACGAATTCTGTGATAGAATGATCGTCTCCAGAACCTTTCAAACTGGTCAACATGTCATATGCTCCAGACACTACGGAAACCACCTCAGCCTCATCTCGGTAAATCACCTCCTCGTGACGCAAAGCTCCCCAATCTAAGTGATGAAATTTTCCCGTCCACCTTTTGGTATGGAAAAAAATATCTGACAGAACCTTTAGGCACTCAAGATCATCTTCACTCAGAACATTATAAGCAGAATCCTTCAAAACGTAGGCAGTGGCGAAATGGATGAAGTATCCATCCAAAACGTTGCTAGAGTTTCCCCTTTCAATTTGGCCGAGTAAACGGCATAAGAGAATTCGGGGATCTTTATAAACTAGCCCATTGACTACATTAAATGAACAGAAACTACCTTTTGACGATCGGGACCTCTTCTCCACACATGTGTCGTAAGATTCAAAAGCGCCCCATTCAGGTCTGATCGCTCGCTCATGCATCCTCAACAGATCATCTCCAGCAGCCATCATTGGATCTCCCGGCAAAATATGGAATTTACTTACCTCCCTAGCTACCTCAAAAGCCGTGTTTATGAGAAACGTAAAGATCTCAC